CTACTTTAAGTTAAATTCCACATCGAGCGTCTTATGACAATGAGGGCACTCAACATTCATAGAGCGGGCTAAGAAATCTTTTTTGCAAAAGGGGCACGTTACATTGATCCCCTTACTCGTCAGTATTTCTTGAGCTTTTCGCTTAGCGATTTCTTCTAGATTCATCATAATCACCTCCTTTCAGAGGCGATTATCTCACACAATCAAATGTCAAAGGACAGGAGGTAGCACGGTGAACGGTTTGATGATGGGAGATCAGGAAACATGAGCTTTCTTATTCCGGCGCTCTATCTGTTGGGTATGGTCGGCGGCGTAGTGGTTGTTTTCATCATTGATGGTGGAAGCCGGCTTCGATGGCTTTGGGCAGGTCTGGTAATTGCAGCACTCGTGCTAATTGCGATGCTTCTGACAAAAGTGCTCTAGACATTGCTGCGAAAAGCTGCCTGTACTCCTTGGGGGCAGTCAGAAGATAGCGCTGATTGTGGTCCACATCTAGAGCGTCTAGATTGCTGTTGGCGTCATATAGAGACATAAGCAACTCAGCACTGTCGGGTCCCATGTATTGGGCGTTCTCTAGTAGCAGCTTCATCAAGGCCCAGCGTACATCCGAGGAGTAGTGGCCAGGGTCGGCCCATGAAAGAGGCACGTGGACAAGCCAATCCATGAAGGGAATATACAAGTGATCATATCTTTCACGGGCGGCAGCATTCCTAAGCTCTACACGCTTCGTCGCTAGGCCGAAAAAGTACGTGGCTAAGACTACCAGCAGCGGTGTTGCTAGGGCAACCCACCCAGCATTCATTTCTCCACCTCGTTGTAGGGCGGGAAGTCCAGTAGCTCAGTAAGTGGCATTTCTAAACCACTTGCAATCTTACGAAGAGTCCCAATCTTTGGACTTGCACTGGCTCCTCGGAACATAGCATTCACAGAGGATTGCCCCATGCCAGAAAGAGTCGCTAGTCGATTGATTGTGAGGTTTCGCTCATCCAGTATTCCAAGTAATCGTTCGGCAATCAATTCAGAGTCTGTTTTCATAAGGTCAGCTCCTAGCAATGTATTGTTAAGCCAAGTGTATCAGCCGGAAAACAAAATCTGCGAAAGTAGCAAAACTTTGTTGACATTTAGCAAAAGGTTGCTACTATATATTTATAGGAGTTAGCAAAGTATTGCTAACTAGATGGGAGATGAGAACGTGAAAGCAGGAGAGTTAATCAAGTATTACCGCGATAAGACGGCAATGTCGCAGACGTCATTGGCCATTAAAAGCGGCGTATCCCAGACCACCATCAGCGCAATTGAACATGGCACTGACCCAACTTGGGAAAACATGAAGAAGCTGGCGCTGGCGCTGAACATTACAGTTGATGATTTGATGGGAACAGAGGTGAAGAACTAATGGAGATGCCAACAACAGTCGAGGAGCTACAAAGCTTCATCGACGAGCGAATCGACAACCACAAGGCAGAGCGTTCATCGGCTGCAGTCCGTGAGTTCAAGCGCGATCTTGAACAGTGGCTTGGCGAGATGCCAAACAAGGAACGTAATGCGAACCGATCGGCCGTGTATGCCTTGATTAAAACTCGCCTTGGTCTAAGAAGTATCCAGGCACTCAGCGACGATCAGGTCGCAGACGCAGAGAGCCTTCTTAATGGCTACAAAAAGTTGCTGGGGTAGCTATCCACATGTCAAAGAACGAGAGGGGGTGACGGCATGGAAGAGGAACGAATCGTGGCCAGCTTTTTGGAGCAAGGCCGGCGCAAGTGCATGGACTACCTCATTGAGACACATCAGGGGAGCGCACAAGCCATCAACATGGAGTGCTTAGCGATGACCGATATGGAAATCGCAAGTTGGTGCAAGGACGTGGCGATTGAACTCAAAGAGCAAATCGCTATGGCCTAAGTATACAGACGTATGAACGTATTTATGAGAGGGGTGTTATTCATGAAGACAATGCCACTGCAAGGCCGCTACACAATACGGCGGTCAATAAGGAGCCCGCGCACCTTGCGCCACGAGATGCAGCGGGTAGGCATGACCGGAGTCAACACGGCAAGGATGATTGGAGTTTCTCAACCGTCAATGTCACGCATGATGAATGGCAAGCAAGACATTCAGCTTGAGGACGCTGCCAAGATTGTTGAGCAGGCGCAGGACGCGTTCCTCGCATTGGATATGGCGCACCAATTCGTCCACGTCACAGCACCTGTTATCAATGGCGATGGAATTGTCAAAGAGCCATTGGCCATGGCAATCAGGCTGGTGCCCGAAATGCAGCAGGCCATCGAGGCAGTACAGAACTCATTCGATGAACTGACTACGCCAGCAGAGAAGGTGAAGGACACCAGCGACCCGCTTAACGCAGTCAACCAGTTACTCGATGCTCTGCTATACGGGAGCAACGCTGCGGCGTTCATCTGCGAGGAATTCGGCTGGTCGATGCAGTCCATGATGACCGAACGGGTCAAAGATTGGAGACGTCAAGGAATTGTAGGTGAATGATATGCAAGAGCTAAGCAATACAAGGAGGCTGGTCATCAAACGCAAGGCCCAGCGTGCAACGATGAGCATTCAGATGGCAGCAAAGTACATCGGCTGTGATGTGAACGCGGTCAGAATTTTGATTGATCTCGGATACATCAAGACTTTGAAGATTGGTGCGGTAAAGGTACCGAATTTTGAGCTTGAACGCTTCATGCGCGAGGCCACAGAGGAAGGCATCGACTACAACGCCATCATCACCAAATATAGAAAGGAACACGAACGAAAGGAGCAGGAAGCATGAGACACCCATGGATAAGCATTACAAACTGGTTTGAAGACTTCATGGCCAAGCACCCGAAGGCCGCGCAATTCGTCAACTGGTATGAGCCGGACATTGATCCAAGCGACCCGGCCAGCTACCCGGAAGAACACGCCGAGTTCTGGCAAAGCGCAAAAAAAGCCCCAGCGGAGGCAACCGCAGAGGCGAAAGAAACAAAGAAAAACATTATTTACCTCAGTTTATCACGCCAGCAACCAAAGCGAAAGGTGGTGCGCTGATATGGACGATGAACTGAACGCAGACCTCGAAGACTATTACGAGGACGAGATGCAGGACAAACTCACAGCACTGCTAGAAGCAACGGAGGAAAAGGCATGACAAATGAATTAACCGCACCACAAGACCTAAAGTATCAAGTCGATTACAAGCCAAGCACCATCACAATCAATAACTATGACGACCTAAAAGCACAGGTTGCGGCGTATGCGTCTAAGTACAGCAACTTGGTTGTGACTGACGGCACGCTCAAAGACGCGCAAGACTCACTGGCAAAGCTACGCAAGTTCAAGACTGCCATCGACACCCAGCGCAAGGAAGTTAAAAAACAATATAACCAACCGCTCCATGAATTTGAAAATCAAGTCAAAGTCCTGACTGGAGAAATTGACGCCACCATCGTTCCAATCGCTGACGCAGTCAAGACGCTTCAACAAGCGGCCGAAGACGAACGGCACGATAAGCTACTAGCTTACATTGCGGAACTTGCACCGTCTTACAAGATTGATGTCACGGACGTTGAGTTAGAGGACGGATGGGACAAAGTCAATATGTGGACGCCAACAGGCAAGCCAACGATTGGTCTCACCCGTGCGATCGGGGCCAAGCTGAAAAGCATGGTCGACCAACGCGAACGAATTGCATCGGATAAGGCGGCCACTAAGGCATACGCAGATGCCAACAACCTAGATGCCTATTCTTGGCTTCAAGAAATCGAAGCCGGTGCCACCTTTGCTGAACTCCGAGTTCGTATGGACGCGGCGCTGATGCAGCGTAAGAAGGATGAAGAACGCGCACAGCGCGCCAAAGAGGCCGCAGACGCGATTGCCAAGGCTAAGCAGGAACAGGTAGGCAATACCACGATTGACCGTGAGACGGGCGAAATTGTGCCACAGCCGGAGCAAACAAGCCTGATTGATGAAGAACCACAGCAACAAGCGCCGGTCTACACCCGTGCATTCCGCGTCACCACAACCGAGGAAAAGATGTGGGCACTGGCCGACTTCATGAAGGCCAACAAAATCAGCTACGAATCAATCAAGGAGGCATAACCATGAAACGCTCTGAAAAGACTATTGAACTCATCAAAGACATGCGCAAGTTTCGTACTCAAGTTAAGCAACCAGACAAGAACGCCACGAACCCATTTACCAAGTCGAAGTATTCTGACCTTTCAGCCGTCATCAAGTCCGTTGACGCTGGCATTCAAAACACCGGCCTCTCATGGACGCAGGACGTTTCAAACGATCAGGGCGGCGTCACAGTGCAGACCATCATCTTTCATGACAGTGGCGAATACATCGAGTTCTCACCACTGACTATGCCAGCAGGAAAGGGCACCGCGCAGGAGCTTGGGAGCGCTGAAACCTACGCACGGCGCTACACCCTCCAGACAGCCTTCGGGCTTGTCGGTGATGCTGACGATGATGGAAATGCCGCATCAAATCGCCAAGCCCAGCCTAAGCAAGAACAGCCACGGCGCGCACCAGCACGGCGTTATGAACAGCAGATCGTCCCGGCAAAGCCTACACAGCCTGCCGAACCTGTTGCTACTGCCGAGCAAAAGCAACGTTTGCTCGAGTCGCTCAAGGAGTTTGCCAAGGTGCGCGGCCTTGATGGCAATGATGTATTCACCACCGTAGTGGGCGAATCGAAGCTTGGACCGGTCAAGTGGGGACAGATGACAGAGGCACAATATCAAGCCGTATCTGACGCCTTCCACCGTATGTCAGCAGTTGCCCCGGATCCACAACCGGAGCCAGTTGCTGACGAACCAGTAGCCGAACCAGAGCTTCCATTCTAGGAGGCACAGCAATGACAAACGATAAAACAGGGTAGGGGGTGATCTGTTGGACTACTTCAAGCAAAGACGAGCTTACCGCAAATTGCTCACAGAAGAATTGAGCCTCTCATTAGGCCAGAACGTTTTGTATCGCGAACTATTGGACTACGCGAATGACGAAGGCAAGATAGACGAACAATTCAAGTTGCGCAATTCGGTATTGGCAAGTCGCACGTCACTAACGGAACAAGGCTTGAGCCAAGCACGTAACCGCCTAGTGCAGGAACACTTGATTGAATACACCCCAGGCAAAAAAGATAAAACAGCCCCAGCTTACAAACTAGTAAAACTCTACAAAGAGTTTACCAAGCCGTTGGGCAACAGCTTACCAGCTAGTTACAAACCTGTTGACCAGGTTGTTGGGTCATCTGTTGGTCAGGTCGTTGAACATAGTACTTTACTATTACCTGACAAAGACAAGACAAAAGATAAAAACCATAGTCCGGCTAGCGCCGAACCGCATGTCGACTTCGACAAGCTATTTGAATATCTCAACGAAAAGAGCGGCAAACACTTCAAGAATACGGCTACCAACCGGAAGCTAGTTCATGAGCGGCTACGGGAAGGCTTCACGCCAAAGGATCTTCAAACTGCCATCGACAACGTGACTGCGGGGTGGCTTGGCACTGACATGGAGCAGTACATCAGGCCGAGCACCATTTTCCGCGCATCGAAGTTTGAGGGCTACGTGAACAGCGTGCCGCGTGTGGCTAAACCACAGCAAAGCGGCGGCAAGCCCCAGCGGCAGGAGGCAACGCCGGAATGGATGCAAGCAGGCTACCAGACGCCAAAGCAAGAGGTCAGCGCAGACGCTAAAGCGGAGCTGGCGGAGCAACTCAAGGAATTAGAGCAGCTCAGGAAGGGGAATAAAGATGTTGACACCAAAACAATGGCGTGACAGGTACATCAAGATTCTGACGTTGATTGACCAGTCCCTAGACTACCAGGGGTGCCCGCCAACACTTGATAGCATGGGTGACAAGCTCCACTTGAGCAAATCATCTGTGCAGGTGGCGCTCGTGCATATGCGACGAAACGGACTGGTTAATTGGGATCGGAATGCGCCACGTTCCTTATGGGTCACCGAGAAGGGCGTATCCCTCTACGAGGAGGCACTACATGACTGACGGGGGACACAAAATAATTACATGGCTGTGCCTAGGGGCAGCATTAGTCTTTGTCATAGCGGGTAGTTGGTTTTTCTGGTATGGGAGCCCGTTCAAGGCATACTTCCTGATGCTGTGCGCGAACCTGATGTTGACCCTGCTTGTACTGGTGGGTCGTGAAGTATGACTTGGCGGGGCCATAACAAGTACCACGCGAATAAGACGGAGACCGCAGACGGCAAGATTGCTGACAGCATGGCCGAGGCGGCGTACTACAACCAACTTCTTCGGCAGGACGTGCGATTTACCTACCACCAGAGCTTTGAGATTCTGCAGAGCTTCACGCTCAACCGGAAGCAATACTCGAAGCGGGTGTATACCCCGGACTTCTGCATCTACGAAGGCGAGAAGCTGGTCAAGGTAGTGGACGTGAAGGGCGGAAACGCCACGATGACGACAGATGCCAAGCTCCGCATCGCAATATTCATGCGGCGCTACGGTCTGCCGGTGACGGTGGCCAGATATGACTACAAGACAGGCCTGTTCAGTGAAGAACAGGCGTAGGAGGACAAATGGACTATACAAAATCAGTTGAGGCCTGGGCAGAAGCCCGTGGCCTTGACGTATGCGACCCAAAGGCCCAGATGAGCAAGCTAATGGAAGAGGTCGGAGAGTTGGCAAGGGGCATCAACAAAGGCAATCGTGACCAGACAAGCGACAGCTTGGGCGATATTCAAGTTGTGTTGACCGTATTGGCCCTACAAGTGGGTTTGCATCAAGACACGTGTTTCCATCTCGCCTACAACGTTATCAAAGACCGCCAAGGCAAGATGGTGAATGGTGTGTTCGTGAAGGAGGCTGATCTCCATGATTAATAGCATCGCACTAACAGGCCGCCTGACCCGTGACGTGGACTTGCGCTACACGCAAAGCGGCACCGCAGTCGGCACGTTCACGCTGGCAGTTGACCGGCAGTACAAGCGGGACGGCGAACCAACAGCGGACTTCATCAACTGTGTGATCTGGCGCAAGAGCGCGGAGAACCTCGCCAACTTCACCCACAAAGGCTCACTGGTCGGTGTCGAAGGTCATATCCAGACACGAACCTACGACAACAACCAAGGCCAGCGCGTATTCGTGACCGAAGTGGTGGTTGAGAACTTCGCCCTGCTGGAGCCAAAGAGCTCGCAGCAGGTCGCACCGGCCCCACAGCCTCCACAGGCGGCGCCTCAGCAGGCGGGTGGAACAACTTACCAAGCTCAGGCCCAACCAGCGCAGACGGCACCACAGACGTCAAATGACCCGTTCGCAAGCAATGGCAAGCAGCTAGACATCAGCGATGATGATCTGCCGTTCTAGTCGGGAGGAAGCAAGTATGACAGATAAAGTAAAGCTTTACGTCGTGCGGAACGACGATGGTGAATATTTGATGGACCCAGCTTTTGCAGCATGGTTTCCTGACTGGACAGATGACATTATTACGGCTGACCTGTATGAACACAAAGAAGCGGCGGAGGAAACAGCCAATGAATGCGATGGCCACGTGGTCGAGCTAGTCGAGAAGCCGGCGAAGGTCGTGGTGAGCGAAGAGGAAGCGGAGATGCTGGAGCAGGCGAAGTGTGATGATGACCCCGCCGAGTTAATTGTCGGGTTCGTCAACTCTCATGACAATTATGACGATGACTGCAAAGCGGAAGACCGCCTCATGCGCGCCTACGTCAACGGCTACACCGTGGCAAAATAGAAGAAATATCTGGTATTCAAAGAACTAGGCGGCAAGCAGAAAAACAAACTATTTGCTCAAGCATACCGATCTTCAATTTATCCCGGGACCATCTCATGGATTCTTACTAATGAAGTCAAAAGTGGGTCATGGGCTCAGTTCACTGAATCAGAGATTGAGCATTACGGCTTGCAAGACTGCGAAAAAGAAGAGGTGACTGACGATGACGAATAAAACTATTCAAGTAGCTAACCACTGGTTTAACGATTCTGGAGACGTAGAAATTGTACTCTTGAAGCCACTTGTTGATAGAGAGCTGATTAATAACTTGTTTTGGTATTCAGGTGATGAACGACCACTATGGAGACGTGGTACAGCATTAAGTGATGATGAAGTAATGGCTACGCATCCTTATAAGCAACGAAAAATGCAGTCAATTAATGATGACATTCCCAATGACTGCTATATGTCTTTGACGTAAGAGGTAACCGACGATGAGGTATGAATGTCGAAATATGTTTGGTGGCGAAGTAATTGCCACATTTAGGACATACGAAAAAGCAGAGGAGTTTATCGACGCAGAAGCGGACTATCCAGATTGGTGGACTGTCCCTGTAATGACTATTGTGGAGGTGACTGACGATGAGCAATGAGACAAAGCGGGACGTGTTCGAAGAACTGTTGGATAGCTACATGTATTCTGAAGATATAGTCATTGATGAGATATCGACCGATGGTGTGGCTGATAGATTAAACCTTGGAAATATTATTGCATCAACTCGATATCGTTATGATGCCGCCTTGCCAGATGATCTGCCGATGATTCCTAAATCAATTAGTGAATACATCAAAAACTTGCATAAATTTCATCGTGATCTTGTTGATGTATTCGGAATGGTACGTGACCTAGGCATTACCCGCACAGAACCTACTGGGGTTTTGGTATGGGTAGCTCACAACACTGACACCTTCGCCCGTGCATGGTTGCTAGGTGTCTGGCGTGTTGAAGAAAAAGGGGATGTAGTCAAACTATGAAAAAATCAGAACCAACATACACCATCATTGATGGGGGTGGCATTGATTCATGCGGACTGACGTATGACGAAGCTGTTTCACGTTTCAAGACGCTATCAGACGCAAATGAGTTCGATGCAGAAGATGGAGACGGAATAGCCGATGGTGATGAGGAGCTTTTCACGGTGCGACTGGTTAAGGAAATTAAGAAAGCCGGTCCCGTTATACGGGGCAACGGTTGGAAATGGGAGGAGGAGAAATGAACTTACATGAGCAATTCAAAGGTGGCTTCACACGTGGATCAGGGATTCGCACTGAGGAAATCCTACACGATGATCGTGTTACAAACGAACATGTGCTTCAGTTCCTGATGTATGATGCTAACCTCTATCCTTGCCCGAATCTAAGTACTTGGAAACCAAAGGCTAGGCAAGCAGTCATCGACCTGACGTTTCTCTGCTACACAATCATCTTCTTGCTCTATGAAGTTCTGGACAAGCTGGAGGAACGCCAATGAATGACCGACATCGCCGTGTGCAGAAGCTGAGGAAACAGCAGGCGGCAGCCGAGCGCAGACGCTTGAACCGTGAGCTCCGGGCATATCTGACGGCGTTCGAGAAGGTGTGCAGAGGCGCAACGGTCGCATTCACACGATTTGCCGATGAGCTCAAGCACGCTATGCAGCCACAAAAATAGTGCAAAAAAATAGCGCACCACCGGCACGCTGATTGGATCTCGACAATTCAATTCTACCACAAAGGGAGTGCAGGGCATGGGGCGTTTGGTCCAATCATATTTCAGGCGGCTTGACCGTGAGGCGACCGCCGAAAATGCAGAAGGGTTGCTGAGTGACTTTCGGCACCGCGAACAGAAAGCAAAACGGGCGGACGTGCTGGGGCTCAAGTCACCTGCTATGGATGGCATGCCTCGCAATGACACGGTCGAAAATTCAGTGGAGCGGCGTATCACTGACCACCTCAGCGACCAAGAGTTTGTGGAGCGGGTCAGGCGGGCGCTGGAGTGCATCGAGGACGACACATCACGCCTGATTTTGCAGGGCCTGTACATAGGCCGCCCAATCAAAGCCGAGGCACTGATGGAACGGCTGACGATGAGCAACACAGCGTACTACCACGCCAAAGAAGAAGCACTGGTGGCGTTCGCGGAAGTGTGGCCACCGGTGCCAAGCGAGCTTCTGGTGTACAGGACGGTGCGTGATGATGGGTGAAGGCGAGTATATTACAGTGTGCGCCAGATTATGGCAACCTAAGGAGAATGACGATGGCGATTGGGTTGATGACTACTCGGTCTCAAATGTAGTCATGAAGCGGGCAGACTTCCAGAGATGGCTTGCTGGCGACAAAGGCGGTGTGGTGCTCACGATTGATGACGGTCAGTGGCAAGCAGTTAAGTTAGATAATATTGTCGATATGAGCGCTTCGGAGTGTAAATAACGACACAAGAGCGACACAAGAGCTATGAAGAAGCGACACAACAACGATACCTAGTGCAGTATTATGGTATTGTGCCAAAGGTGAGAACCTAAGACATCGCCTGGCTACCTTGACGATTAGTAGCATGGCGAACTTATATGCCTCCTTAGAGGCTGAGCTGCCCGGTTGAGCGGGACCAGCCACGGCAGGTCGTGGCACAGTTCTTTGTCCGGTTTAGCGACCGGACACAGCTTGCGACGATCCCTGCTGACGGGGGAGCGAGCAACACAAAATGGCCAGTGTAGGAAGATACGCTTACATCGGATGGTGGCGCCACCGTTAGCGGCCCGGCGCGGTATCCGGGAGTGTGTCAGTGCAACCGAAATGGACCACCCCCGGGTGTGCCGGGTTCGATTCCCGGCGGTTGCAGAACCGGTAAAGCTCAGCGTGTTTGCTAGCACGGATGATGAGCGAATATAAAGCGTGGTCACATGCTTGCACTTCAAGGCAATGTGGGGACCACCGAAACCGAGGGCTCAGAAACCATCGCCTCGGATAGCATGGAGTGAGAGTAGCCAATTGGTACGGCACCCCGTCATCAGGCGGGAAATATGTGGGTTCGATCCCCACCTCTCACGTGGAGTAGGCACCGGAATATGGCACTTCATTAAGGTGAGGTGCTATTTTTGTGCAAACAAATAGCCTGGCGCTGTCGTGTTAGCAAACAAGAAGAGAGGAAGCAACAGCATGGACGTCAACAAGATGCTCGGGGTACGCGAGTCATTCCAGGCACCAAGCAAACTAATGACAATCCTTCACGACGATAAACGGCGCTCAGAATTGATTGCACAATATCGTGCCGAGTATCCTGACCTGACCCGTGACCATTTTCGTGAATATTTTATGGGGTCACAGTCTGATCGTAAGGGTGATAAGCAAGACTACACACCTGATTCGATTGGTGACATTATTTATGGCATTGTTGGTCCGCGTATGCGTGTGCTCGATATAGCCGGCGGCATTGGCGGGTTAACTATCCATCAGTGGGCGGGTAGCCAATCCGGGTCGTTTGTGGTGGAAGAAATCAGCAGTGCCTCGTTGCCGTTTTTACTGTTCAACTTGTTAGTGCGTCACATTGATGCAATTGTCGTTCACGGTGATAGCTTAGAACGCGTTGCCAAGTCGATTTATCAAGTGGATGGTGAGTCACTCGCAGAGTTGCCTAAGACGCCAGAAACGCTGGAAAAGTTTGCATTGCGGGGGTGGGTTAATGAGCTATGATGCTGTGATCTCAAATCCACCTTACTCACTCGATTGGAGCATGAACAAGTCTTTGGCCATTGATGGCTACCCGCTCGCTCCGAAATCAAAAGCTGACTGGCAATTTGTACTTGAAGGCATAGACCAACTAGACGACAACGGCGCCGCAGTCTACGTGCTGCCTCATGGCGTTCTGTTCCGCGGTTCGGCTGAGGCCAAAATTCGGCAGCGGGTGATTGAAGAAGGTCACCTCGATGCGGTGATTGGCCTGCCCGACAAGCTGTTCGATGTGACCGGCATTCCGGTCTGTCTGCTTGTGCTCAAGAAGCACCGAGCGGCCACCGACACGCTATTCATTGATGCCAGCCAAGACTTCGAGAAGGCCAAAAACAAGAATATTCTAAAGCCTGAGCACGTCAAGAGAGTTGTCGAAACCTATCAAGCACGCGAAGACGTAGACAGGTACGCCCACGTGGCCACGTTTGAGGAGATGCGTGAGAACGAGTTCAACCTCAATATCCCACGGTATGTCGATACCTTCGTGCCTGAACCGGTGCCGACGCTAACCGAGATCATGAATGACATGAGCGATATAGATGCGCAGGTTGCACACAACGAGCAGGAGCTCGCGACCCAGTTTAGCCAGCTCAAGGCACGCACGCCAGAGGCACAAGCCGAGCTAGACAGGTTTGTGAAGTTCTTTGGCAAGCGTGCTAAGCAACACAGAGAGGAGCAACTGACGCTACTATGATTGACTTCAATTCACACGAACGCGTCAGACTTGGCGATGTAGCTGAGTTTGGGCGTGCCAAGGCGGGACACATCTATCCGCACGGCGCCAGCACATTCCAAATCTCCGCGACCAGAGGGCAAGTCGGGTATCTCGAAAAGCCCGGAACCGTGCCAGCTAAAGACGCAGTGATTATCCCGCAGGCAGGCATCAACCCGCGTTACTTCAACATCGTGATGCAGATGAACGCCGCAGAGTTTATGCGGATATATGCGACGGGCCTCAACGTTCAGGAGCATGAGCTGGCCAGCTTCCCCATTGACCTGCACAACTATGACACGCAGGACGCCATCGTGGAGATGGTGCTGGCCGTTGACGACAAGGCTGATGAAGCAGAAGCGGAACTTCGGGCCATGCAGGAGCTCAAGAAGAAAATGCTGAACTCGATGATGGTGTAACAAAAGCAAACTAAACCCCGGAGGTGTGGTGATATGTAATGGCAAAACGAAAACTAACGGCCAAACAGCGCAAGTTTGTCGACAAGTATGTTGAGACAGGCAACGCCAAAGAGGCCGCCATCGAGGCCGGTTACAGCATCAACACCGCCAAACAGATGGGAACCGAAAACCTGTCTAAACCTGTCCTGAAAGAGGCCATCGAGGACCGCATGGCAGAAATGGCAAGCAACACCATTGCCAGCGCCAAAGAGGTGCTCGAATACTACACGAAGGTCATTCGGGGCACTGCACGCGAAACCGTTGTTGTTGACGGCATCAATGGCCCAAAGCAGGTGGATAACCCGCCAACAATTAAGGACAGGCTGGCAGCAGGCAAAGAGTTACTCAAGCGCTACCCAGAAAACGACCAACTGCTCAAGGCACAAATTGCCAAGCTGAAAGCCGATGCAAGAAAGTCGAAGGCGGAGGCCGACATTTCGGAGGCCAAGGCAAAGCAGTGGCTAGAAAACGGAGACACCGTAGAGGATGCAATTTCACGTTACCTTGATCTGTTAGGAGGTGCGATTGATGGGACTAAACCAGCTGTACACCCCGAAACAGATTCAGGTGCTGCGGACAGTGACAAGTCGTGATTGGCATATCCTGATCAACCACGGGGCAGTTCGGACCGGGAAAACGGTGCTGGACAATGACCTATTCCTGATGGCATTAAAACGCGTGCGGAAGATAGCTGATGAAGACCACATCGTTGAGCCCAAGTACATTCTCGCTGGTGTTAGTAGTAAGACCATCGAGGCTAACGTACTATCAGAGCTGCGCAACCGTTATTCTATCAACTTCAAATTCGACCGCTGGGGTAACTTTAAGCTGTTCGGAGTGAAGGTTGTCATGGCTTACACTGGCTCGATTGCTGGGCTTGGGGCTATTCGTGGGATTACATCCTACGGTGCTTATATCAATGAGGCCTCACTTGGTGTGCGTCAGGTGTTCGCTGAAATTGTACAGCGTTGTTCAGAGAGAGGTGCCCACATCATTTGTGACACTAACCCAGATAACCCTGAGCACTGGCTCAACCGTGACTACATCAAAAAGGCGGGTACAGTCGATGGTCCTAATATCCTTCAGTTTCACTTTGAACTTGATGACAACACCTTTTTAGATCCAGAGTACAAGGAAAACCTCAAGCACGACACGCCCTCCGGTATGCTATATGACCGCGCTATTAGGGGATTATGGGTCGCCGGAGAGGGCATGGTCTATCCAGACTTTGACCGTACACTGATGAGCATCAGCCTGAAAGACGCGGATAGACTCCACTTCGACCGGGTTGTTGCCGGTGTTGACTGGGGCTGGGAACACTGGGGCTCAATTGTCGTTGTTGGCGTCAAGGAAAGCCTTCATACTGGCCGAGATACTTACTATGTCATTCGTGAATATGCGCATCAGCACTACGATATTAACGACTGGGTAGCCATCGCGCATCGGATAACCGGTGAGTTTGGACAGATACCTTTCTACTGTGACTCGGCACGGCCCGAGCATGTGGCTAGATTTCAGCAGGAAGGCTTCAATGCGATGAATGCGAATAAGTCGGTCATGCCCGGCATTGAAGCAGTGGCTAAGGCGATGAAACAGGGACGCTTCTTCATTGTTTACGATGAAGCGCCCCGTTTTCGTCAGGAGGTATACTCATACGTTTGGAACGAGAAGTCGGGTGTGCCAAATAAAGAGATGGACGATGATCAAGACGCTATTCGCTACGCCATCTACTCTGACACTCAGATGCAAAGGCAAAAGAAACAGAACCCTAGTCCCAGTGCTCGTCTGGCTGCATTACAACAGCTAGGCCTTAGGAGATGAATTAATTGGCATCAATAAACAACTTTGAGAAGGGGCTTGATACCCCAACCAATACAAGTTATATGAGTTGGTTTTCAGTGGACTCAAATATCAATTATCGCTATGAAAGTGCGGACGCCTTGTTGGCTCACCCGGAGGTCTTATCGATCATGATTCGGCACCACTTCCAAAATCAAGTGCCGCGTCTGCAAATTCTCGATCAGTATTACAAGGCCAAAAACACGACGATTATGAAACGTCCGAACCGTAAAGATGATGAGCGAGCCGACTATCGCATTGCTAACAACTTCGGGAAAGTAATCAGCCAATTCATGGTTGGCTATATGACCGGTAACTCTATTCAAGTGGCCGATAAAGACGACCAGAACATTGACAAGATGATTGCTGATGTGAACGACGTCAACGACGCCGACTCCGAGAATAGTGACTTGGCTTTGGACCTGTCCAAATATGGACGGGCATATGAGCTTTTATGGCGCGATGAGGAAGACCAGGACCGTTTTGCATTGTCTAACGTCTTTGAGACCTTTGTAATCTACGACACAACCATTGAACGAAAGCCAATCATGGCGGTACGGTATCCACGACTTGGCTTTGCGACAGACGGGCAGGAAACAGTGCAGCCAATTGTGTATACGGCCGATGCAGTTTACACCTTCCCAGTGACCCCACTTGGTTCTATCACACTCAAAGCAGAGCAGGCAGTCACGGAACCTCACAGGTTTGGTGGCGTGCCGATTGTAGAGTTTAGCAATAACAGGTTCCGTTCAGGTGATTATGAGGATGTTATTCCACTTATTGATGCTTACGATGCTGCCCAGTCAGACCTAGCCAACTATATGACTGATTTGAACGACGCAATGCTATGGCTCAACGGTGACTGGACCAAGGCCGGCTGGACTGCGGAGGACTTGGTCGCTTTAAAAAAGGCTAACATTCTGGCTACTACAGATGCAGTTGGGCCAGATGGCAGCAGGTATCCAACAACAGCCCAGTACATTTACAAGCAGTATGACGTTACTGGCACAGAGGCACACCTCAAGCGGCTAGTTGACGATATCCACACCATGTCCAACGTGCCTGATCTTAACGACACAAATTTCAGCGGCACCCAGTCTGGCGAGTCAATGAAGTACAAGCTGCTAGGTTTGGACCAGGTATGTGGTGTTAAAGCCAAGATGTTCAAGCACGGGTTACTTCGGCGCTATAAACTCATCATGAGCTTGCGCGCTGGCATTAAAGAACTTTCAAAAGTCGATACAACCGGCATCAGCATTAATTTCAGCTACAATTTGCCGAAAGCCATTACGTCTGACTTGCAAGCATATACAGCTGCACAAGGCGAAATCTCTGAGAAAACACTGATGGGCTTATTCCCATCGATTATTCCTAATCCCGATGCCGAGATTAAAGCACTGGACAAGGCTGCAGGCGGCAAGCGTCAGCAGGGCTTCATGTCTGACGAAGAGAAAGCCCGGGCATTCAAGCAATCAGGCCAGCAGACACAAGGTGAACAACAATGAGCAGACAGCTTGATTATTGGACCCGCCGTGAACGAGCACGTCAAGCTGACCTAGCCAAACAGCAAGATAAAGCCCTAGATACAATCAAAGGCCAACTTAATGTCGCACGCCGTGAAATACAGAAGCTAATTTCTGCGTTTTGGGGTAACTACGCCGGAGCTATGGGTTTGTCGATTACCGATGCCTATAAGCTCGCGTCAAAGATGGACGTGCAGGATTTTGCCGACAAAGCTGCTGAATACGTCAAAAATCGCGACTTTAGCGATCAGGCAAATAGTGAACTCAAGACATACAACTTGAAGATGCGAGTCAACCGATATGAGTTGCTCTTGCGGGAAATTGACTTAGAACTCTCCAAACTCGGAGATAAGAACATCAAAGTCAGCAAAAACATGCTCTCAAAGGTGGCAATCGATGAGTTCACAAGGCAAGCGGGTATTCTTGGCCCATCAGTGGTCTGGGCTCAGGCTGAAGTTGATGCACTCATCACTGCTAATCATCAGAATGCTACGTTCATGGATCGCTGGTACAACTCTAGCGCTGATTTGCAGGGAGAGCTCGACCGTGTCATTCGGGCAGCTATCATCTCCGGACGACATCCGGCACAGTTTGCCCCTCAAGTTGCCAGCAAATTTGATACGGCAACTTGGGAAGCGCGTAGGTTGCTCATAACCGAGACAGCCAACGTTCAGACCAGCGTTCAAAAGCGGTCATTCGAACGGTCCGGTTTCACGCAGGGCAGACTGATTGCCGAGGCGTCAGCATGTAGCATCTGCCTGCCGCTCAACGGCAAACTAGTCGAACTTAAGGATATGGAGCCAGGTGTATCTGCACCGCCTATTCATCCGAACTGCCGCTGTAGCATAGTGCCAGCATTTGAAGACAAGGACTGGGATAACTCACTCGATAGGCGCGGCATTAAATCGCTAGAGGACTCGAAGAGCGATGAGGCCGCTTTCATCAAACATATTGCGGAATATCAGGTAATGAAATTAAGCCATAACTGAAGCAAATGATTGAAGTAAGCGCAGGGGTGGCGCTAAACTCGGCCGACAAAATCAAATATACTGGCTGGGATCTCCAGCAAAACTGAATAAGATGAACATAAGCACACTGAGCGACGGCTCGGGGTGCTTTTTGTTTACCCCAAAGGCGGCGATTGAGAGGTACTGACTGGGATAGGAGGAACCAACATGGATACTGAAGTAGAAAACCAGGAAACCCAAGTTGAGACTGAAGATACAAAGCAAGAGGGAAAAACTACCCCTGTTTTGCCGGGTACTCAGTCGGAACTCGATGCCGCCATTGGCAAAGCGGTAGACAAGGCCCTTAAGAACAATGACAAAAAGTGGCAAGGCAAGCTCGCTGATGAGGTCAAGAAGGCTAATGAACAGGGTGCCTCTTACGCCAAGATGACGAAAGAGCAGCAACACGAAGCCGACCTTGATGCTCGTGAGCAGAAGGTCAAACAGCAGGAGGAAGCCCTGGCCGAAGCCCAGCTTCTGAATGATGTGACCGCCGACCTAACTGAAAAGGGTCTGCCCACCGTATTTGCTAAGCCGCTTGCCAAGATTGGCGATAATGAAGCCATCTCGCAGGCTGTGAGCGACATTAAGCAGGCTTGGGATAACTCGGTAGCTGCCCAGCTAAAAGCCAGTGCGCGGCAAACTACGCCGCCGTCTAGCGTGAATGTCCTGAGTACAGACGACAGTTTTAACCTAGCAAAAGTAGCAGCTGATGCTCGAATTATTAAAAATTAGGAGGAATTACCATGGCTTTAAAACGAGAAACATTTAACCCCGATAACACAATGATGCGGGAGGCACCAGACGGCACCGTCCCGGCAAAGTTCCAAGCTTTAATTCTCAAGGATGTAGTCGAGAACTCAAAGTTAATGCAGTTGGCCAGGTTCGAACAAATGGACGACCTGAGCAAGAGCTTTGAGGTCTTTGCTAAGGGTCCTGGCGCGTACTGGGTCGATGAAGGTAATCGAATTCAGACCAGCAAGGCTGAATATGTTCCCGTTACGATGCAGGCCCACAAGTTGGCAGTTATTTTGTTGGCTTCCCGTGAATACTTGAACTACAAGCAGAGTGCGTTCTTCACAGAAATGCAGCCGAAAATTGCTGAAGCCTTTTACCGCAAATTTGATGAGGCAGGTATTTTAAACGTTGATAACCCATACAAATTCAGCTTAGCGCAGAGTGCCACTGCAGCGGGTAACGAAGTGGTCGATGACATCAGCTTTAACAGTTTACTCAAGGTTGAAGACGTGCTGATTGACCACGATATCGAAGCCAATGCTTGGGTGAACAAGGCCCAAAACAACACGCTGTTGCGGAATGCGACGAAGGTCGAAAATGGCACCACTGAACGCCTTTATGATCGTTCTGGCAGCAACATTGACGGTATTCCGTTCGTCAATTTAAAGTCTGACAGCATGAAGAAGGGCGAACTGTTCGCTGGTGACTTCGACTATGCCTTCTATGGCATTCCTGGGAATATCCAGTACAAGATTTCCGAAGATGCACAGTTGTCCACCATCGTTGCGGCCGACGGCAAACCTGTCAACTTGTTTGAACAGGACCTGTTCGCACTGCGCGCCACAATGGATGTTGCCTTCATGATCGTAAAGGATGAAGCCTTTGCCCACCTGTCCCCAAAAGCGTAGCGCCTGACGCTGGAGGCGGTTCCAGTAGCTCAGGCTTCAACCCTAATGGTTCTATGAAACCAACAGACGCGCAGACAGTCGATGAGATTAAGGCCTGGCTGACGGCGCATAGCATTGACTTTACCGGCAAGACGGTAAAGGCTGACTTGCTGGCTCTTGTGCCTACGGAATAGCGGGGTGAGTTGTAATGGCTGACGATGAGGGCATTGCTAAAGAACAAGAATCCTTAAGTGATCTCATGAGTCTAATTGATGGCAAGGCGAAGACAGAGGACAAGCTTGGTATTATTCGCAAGCTAACCGCCAAACGTCTAGCCCGTCTTCTCCATGAGGACAAGGTACCGGAGGAGTTTGACGACGTTCTTCAAGAGGTGACGCTCAAACGGTTCAGGCGGCTTGGCAATGAGGGAATGACAGCTTACCATGAGGCCGGAGAGGCCCTGAGCTTCCCGGACTCTGACTTTGATGAGTACGCTGGCGAAATCGCGAGCTATCGTGAAGATAACGGTAACGGTGCGGCTCATGGGGCGGGAGTGTGGTTTGCGTGAATTATGATCGCAGAGTCACTTTCATATACCCACAGCCAGTTATTGAAGACCCTACCTTTAACGCAAATATCACACAATTAGGGCCTGATGAGGCATTGACCATTTTCGGCGATGCCAAACAGAGGCCCTTTGTTGTGCGATTACCAGTTTCGGTACCAGTGCAGTCGGGTTATGTGCAGCTAGATAGTGGTGTCAATCTGCAAATCACTGCAGTGACGCAGCTGCGCCAGCGAACCACTCTCTATGGAGTTGAATATCATGGCCGGATATGAGGTGGGCTTTGATGGACTTGATGCCCTTATGGCCAAACTTGACCGCGTCGCGACACTGCAGGATGCCAAAAACGTTGTTAAGCAACATACTGCACGCCTTGCCCAAGAGGCATCCGTCTTGGTGCCAGTTGATACGGGCAACTTGAAGCGTTCTATGTTAGTTATCATCTCTTCTGATGGGCTTGCATCGTTGGTGTCTTTCCGCACGGATTACGCCGCCTACGTTGAGTACGGCACGCGCTGGTTTGTTGGGCGACGCTTCCTTGGTATTCCTTTTCTTATTGAGAAGGTGGCGTTCATAAATGACATGGAAAGGCTGGTGCGGTGATGAAAAACCCATATGAGGAGATTTTTCAGACAATAAAAGACCTGTCACAGCGCTGTGGGTATGCCACATTTGACTATTTGCCAGATGAAAGCCAGGGGTACCCCTTTGTTTTTATAGGCGAGCAGGTTAACTCAGACCAATACACCAAGGACCGTGTACTTGGTCGGACTAACATTTTGGTCCATGTGTACGCCGAATACAATCGGCGTACAGAGGTGGCAGAGATACTCGAACGGCTCTTACGAGTGACTTCGATGTATCGGCGGACACCTAACTTTCAGTATAGGGTGATGTCCAGCAGTACAAATATTGTCGGCGACAAGCCAGATGGCATTCCGCTGTGGCACGGCATCCTATCAGTTGATATCGAATATTACTAAAAGGAGTGAGCAATTTGGAAACACCAATCAAAGGTAAAGATCGTGTACTGATGTTCCGGTTGGTTCAGGACCGGAGCAAGCTTTATGCAACACGGCTGGCTCTGCAGACCACCCACACCATCAAGGAGTCGAGTAAAACAGATACTACCGCCACAAAAGACGGCTCTGCGGCATCTGCGGGTGAACTGGAGACCTCAATCGATATTGAGGCGTTGGCCAGTGATACGTTGACAAATGATATGCTGCATTACGCTGTCAAGAATCAGCTTGAAGTGGAGGTATGGGAGATTGACTTCACAAAGCCCGTATTAGGAACGGATGAGAAGCCTACCGGCAAGTACGCCTCACAGTATGGTTCCGGGTACCTATCGGACTGGGAAACACCAGCTGAAGTCGGTAGCAATGCCACCATCAAAACCACTTTGACCATTAACGGCCAGCTGGTTAAGGGAAATGCGACGGTCTCCAAGATCGATGCTGCGACTGTCAACAACTTCTTCCGTGACACCACTCCTGGTGCTGAGGAAGAGGCCCCGCTGCCTGACTACAAGGCTCCAGACAGCAACGCGCCCAAGGAAGACGGTACGGCGGCCCCAAAGTAGTGCCGGAAACGGGTGGTGAAGAGAATGAAGCTCCTGCAGGGAGTGAATCCGACACCACTCCCGCTTCCGGCAAATAGCCTAGACAAGTAACAGAGACGAGTAGGCGAAAGCCGAGCTGAGACGATTAACCATTGGAGGAAAAAGCAATGAGCACAACAATCACATTGAACGGTGAAGAATATGAATTGGCACTAACCATCGGTAGTCTGAAGGGCCTTGGTTTGATTCCCAATAATTTGGAAAACAATCTTGATAAGATGACCGACATTCTGTCGGGACTACTTACTGGTGACCCATTCACTTTGCTAAACACGCTCAAAATTCTGCTGAAGAAGGACAACGTGAAGCCAGAAGAAATCGAAGCAGCCTTGGCCGAAGATAACACACCCGAGCTTTTCGATAAGGTGGAGACTTTTTTCGAGACTTCTCCACTTACCAAAGTTATGGCAGCAAAAATCGTTCCAGCACTCAAGCAACACCTGAGCAAGCTGGACGAAGTGGAAGTTTCCGATTAGAAGACCTCTACACCACTATGTGGGAATACTACCCTGCACTCTCCAAGGCCGAGATCGAAAACATGACACTTGAAGAGTATGGCCAGCGGGTCAAGGCTCATTTGTTGAGGCAAAACGACCAAAAGCAGATTGCCTTTGAAACGCCCTTTGTCGCGCGTCAGGCGAATGCCTATGACAAAGATGGCCATTGGGTTATTGACTCTTTAAATCGCATTATCGATCTGGACAAAGAGCGCAGGCAAATTACCGGCGAGGCGGAAGCCGAAGTCAACCAGTACCTTGAGCTATCCAGGCGTGCTGAACGTGCTCGACGGGAAGCCATACAACAAATTGAGAAAGGAGGGTAAATATGTCTGAAAGCATGAGCGTTGACGCTAGATTCGGTGTCAAAGACGCGGGCCTGTCCAGTTTTGTTAGACGGCTAAAAGGCGATATGACAGACCTCTCGCAGACCCCAAAAAAGATATCAGCTGGTTTCGGTAGTATTTTGAAGGGTGCTGGCGTCTTCAAGGCGGTTTCGGCAAGCGTTGATTTGCTAAAGTCTTCAATCGGCGGTGCGGTATCGCGGTTTGATACTCTGAATAATTTTCCGAAGATTATGAAGAACATGGGCGTGGCAACCAAGGACAGCACCGCAGCCGTCAACAAGCTCAGTGATGGCATCGATGGCTTACCTACGGCGCTGGACGATATGGTCTCAACCACACAACGGTTCTTCCCTGTTGTTAAGAACAACATCGCCAAGGCAACGGACTCATCGTTGGCCTTGAACAATGCGTTTTTGGCCAGTGGGGCCGCCGCTGGTGATGCCTCTCGGGGGCTGACCCAATATGTACAGATGCTGTCATCCGGTAAGGTCGATATGATGTCCTGGCGTTCTTTGCAGGAAACCATGCCTTATGCACTGGGTAAAGTGGCCAAGTCATTTGGCATTGTCTCAGGTAACACCCAAGAGCTTTATGACAAAATCAAGAAGGGCGACATTACGATGGCGCAGCTTAATGACCGGTTCATTCAGCTCAATGCTGGTGCCGGTGGCTTTGCCGAGATGGCTAAAACTGCTACCGGTGGTATTGGTACTGCCTTCGTCAACCTGGGCAACCGTACCAAAAAAGGTATGGAAGTCGTTATTGAGTCACTCAACAACGCTTCTCAAGAACTCACTGGCGGTTCGATTGCGCAGCACATCAGTGACTTGGGCAATCTGATTGCCAACACATTTAAGGCGATTGCTGGGTATATCAGTAACTCGGTTGGCAAAATTCGGCCCTACCTTGAAATTCTCAAGACCGCGTTCAGCGAGATGGCTCCGCCTGTTAAAGAGGCAATTGAGGCCATCAAAGTTTCATACAATGACCTCTATGCGACTGCGGGCAATACAGCCCCAATTGATAACTTCAGAGGGGCAATGCAGAACGTTGTCGGCGTTGTCACCAATGTATCTAACTTCATTCGTGATAATTCAGATAAGGTTGCCTACCTGATCACGCAGTTACCCAAGCTACTGAAGGCTTGGTTGGCCTTCAAAACAGTCGGCCCGGTGCTTTCCATTGTAACTGGGGGTCTCAAAACAGTCGGCCCGGTGCTTTCCATTGTAACTGGGGGTCTCAAAAAAGCGGGCACCGCTATTGAGCTAATCAAGAAGGCAAACAATGCGGTTGCCCCAGTCCTAACTTCGGCATGGACCAAGGCAAGCGGCAGCATCAAGACCTTTGGTACTGTTGCTAGTCAGCTTGTGACCAAATTTGGTTCAATCAAGTCCGCCGCCAGTGCCTTGCAAAGTGCTGGTGGGCTACATTCCGACCTGATGGGTTCGTGGCGCACATCTATCATGGCGTTTATTCCCGAAAGTAGGAACGCAGTCAGCAGTCTAGGAATGGTTCAACGTAGTATAGGCTCATTTGGCGCCAAAACAATCAGCGCCTTCAAGGCCATTCCAGGTGTCCTTACTTCTGCAGTGACACACCCGATTGCCTCATTGTCCGGCGTCTTTAGTTCTATGGCGTCCGGCGTTGGGGCTGCCCTTGGCTCTATCACGACGTTGCTTGGACCAGTTGGCCTCGCGATCGCGGCGGTTGTTGCTGCAGTCGTCGGCCTAGTCGTGGCTTGGAAAAAGAACTTCATGAATATTCAGGGGTTCACCAAGTCGGTATTCTCAGGGATTGGTAAGTCGCTCAGCTCATTAAAGGACATGTTCAAACCGCTTTATGGTGCCTTTAACGACTTGAAGCCGGCAATTGACGTCGTTACCAAGGTACTTGGCGGGGCTTTCGTGGTCACACTAGCTGCTGTAACAGTCGCAATCGGCGGCGTCGTAGATGCAATCCGCTATATTGTCATGGGCGTTGCCGATGTCATTATCGTGATTAAGTCCTTGATTACCCTGATTTCTAAGGGCGGCAGCGCGATTGGTAAGTTCTTTGGTGGCGACTTTAAGGGAGCTGCCAAGGACGCTAAGGCCGCTCTTAGCGGGGTCGGCGATGGCATCAATGACATCAAGGAAAATTGGAGTAACTTTACTAGCAACTCCGCAACCGGTGCCGTAGTGACTAGCTTCTCGGAGCTTGGTAAGAAGACTGATGAGGTGAACGCCAAGTCGGCCAAGCTGGCTAAGAACTGGAAAGGCTACTCGGCGCAAATTACATCAAGCAATAAGTCAGTCGAAAAGAGCTTCGACAAGGTTTCTGAGGCCGCGCTTCAGGCCTTCGCCGGCACAAAGATGGAAGCCTATGCCACGGCGGCGAAGGGCATCATGTCTGGGTACTCTGCCAACCAAGTGGAAATTCAAAAGCAAGCACATGCTAAGCTCGAGGCAGCAGATAAGGCTAGTGGTGAACGGCGTCGACAGTTGCAAAATCAAGCAGCGCAATTAATGCTGCAAGACCAGACCAAAGGCAACCAGCAGATGCAAGACATCATGAGCCAGAACACGCAGATGCTGACAACAGGCAAGACTGCTGAAGGTGAGGCCCTGACTAAGGAACAGCGCACGGCTCTGGAGGCTCAAAACGATGCCATCAGGCAGGCACTGCTCAAGCAGTCAGACATGCAACTTCAGGCCTTTACCTTGGAGATGCAGAACAAGAAGAATTGGACCACGCAGGATACCCAGCAAATGGTCACAATTCTCAATCAGCAGAACCAAATTCGTCAGCAGGCGGTGACCGCGAACAACGCTCAAATCACGCAGTTGGAAGCTCAGCAGCGTGCAGCTAAGACCGCCACCGAGCAGCAATATTACGCAAAGCAGATTGCAGACCTCAAGACGGCTAACACGCAGCAGTTGCAAGAAATCTTCAATAACAACATGCAAAAGCTGCAGGCCTATCAACAGAGTGGTCAGCTAACCAAGCAGACCTTCAGTCAAACCCTCACTCAGATGAACATTTCAACGAATGCTCAACTGACTACAATGCTGGGCTTTGTCAATCAGCATGCGGGCACTATCCAAAACCGTCTGCTAGTGATGGCACAGTATATGAAGAGCGCGGGCGTTGATGGTGCCGCAGGACTGGTACACGCAATTTCAATGGGTGACTATGCAACCGCTGGCAAGATGGTCAATGACAAGATGATTGGTAGCCTAGGATCACTACCGAACAGTATGTTCAAGGGTGGTGAGAAGGGTCGCAATCAGTTCATTGCCGCTATGAAGGCTGGCAAAGTGGAAGATGCTGGTAAATATATCGCTGACCAGTCGACTAAGGGCGCCGACACTGGCAAAGACAAGTTGAAGGGGTCTGGTAAAAAAGGCGGCGATAGTTTTAACAAGGGCCTCAAGGAAAAGAAGGATGCTGCTCATAGCGCGGGATCATCACTCGGCAAAAGCGGGGCGAAGGGGGCTCACAACCAATACAGCTCCTTCTATGATGCTGGCGGCTACGTTGGTAGCGGCCTAGCTGCAGGTATTACCTCGAAGTCGAAAGTCGTCTCCAACGCAGCAGCTCAGGTTATCAAAGATGCCAAGACGGCTGCAAACAAAGCCGCAGACAGTCATTCGCCTTCCCGCGTGTTTAAGTACCAAGTCGGGAAATGGCTGCCCCTCGGTGTCGCTGCAGGGATTGATCAGTACTCCGTCGAGGCCCGCCGCTCTGCGGTGGCCATGATGAATGGCGTTCGTCAGAGCGTCAATGCGTCTGGTGCCATGAATATGTTTTCGGGTTCCGCGAGTGTCGAAATTGGCACAAGTAATAGCGTGCTCAATGTACTAAATGCCATGCTCAGTGAACTAAAAGGCGGGAAACAAATTGTGCTCGATGATGGCACCTTGATTGGGGCCACCACCGCTGGATATGACCAGTCACTTGGCCAACTCACAGGAAAGAAAGGGCGGTATAGCTTTGGCAGTGGAAATTAACGAGTACATCGAAGTGGGCGCCTTCAATAGCAAGAGCATCGGTCTTTATCTCACCGACCGGGATGCACCTACCCCGACTGAAAAAGTGATTACTGAGAGTCTAGATTATATGGATGGTGTTTTGGATTTTTCGAACATCACAGGAGAACGATTCTATGACATGCGTACCCACACCTTTACTTTTTGGGCTGGGAATATGGACTATCCGGCCCGAAAGGCGCTAGAAGACAAGGCCAAGCAGCAGCTTATGTCTGGCTTTGAAACAAAGCTCTATGATACGCATGACGCTGGTGTTTACTGGGTTGGCAAATGTGCTTCCGTGAGGGTGACAGATAACTCGCAGGCTCGTTCGCTAACAATCGTCGCTGTCTTCACGTTGCACCCGTACGCCATCAAGGACAACACCGATAGTCGTTATCCACCAGATAATTGGGACACGTTTGATTTCTTCAATGATTTCCTGCAGCCATTCACTTTTCAGGTCAACGACAGTTTGAAAGTCAAACTGATGAATATCGGTGAGACCCAGATTGTGCCACAGATCATTACTAGCGGAAATATCACTATTACCAACTCGGACGCTCAGAAGTTTATCTTTACGCCTAACAAAGAAACTGATTATCTCTTTAGCTTGGCACGAGGTATGAACGAGTTGACCATCACAGGATCGGCCACGGTTCGCTTTGTCCTCAAGACGGAGGTGATGTTGTAATGTATCGAGTCGTAGTCTACAAAGGAGAGGCAGATAAAACGGGTGAGGTTCTCCATGAACCCCGCCCGTTTGGTAATAAAGTAATTTCCGGAGATATTGATTTGCCATTCAACGCAGTTAGCACTGCTGAGTTCAAGGTGCCATTGCAGAACACGCTTTATCGTCAAATTGTGCCTATTACCTCACTGGTCAAGGTTTTCGATACCGTTTCCGGTGAGACGGTATTTGACGGCCGCGTCGCTAAGGTTTCCGGTGAGTTCAGTAGTACCCACACTCAGACCATCGAATGTGAAGACTGCTTGGCGTTTTTGCACGATAGCTCACAGACATATCGAAAGGTACAAAACACCAGCATCGCTCAATTCTTTACGACGTTGATCAACTACCATAACAGTCAGGTTGAGCCATACAAGCAGTTTAAGGTTGGCCGCGTCACAGTGGCGAATTCCACAGATAACGTCTATCGCTATACCGACGATGCGGCTGACACCTTTGACACCATCAAAGATAAGCTGGTTGACCGTCTTGGCGGGTACGTGGTCTGGCATCGAGAAGCTTCTGGCCAATTGGTCATTGAGTATCTAGCGCAGTATGGTGAGGACGTTGATACACCAATCATGCTTGGTAAAAATCTCAAATCGGCCAAACGCGACTTTGATGTCACCGAGTTAATTACTCGGTTAGTGCCAATTGGCTCAGTTATTGAGCAGTCGACAGCGTCTGTCGACACATCAGCCGATGCAGCTCAGCCCAAGACAACGATTGAAGGGGTCAACGGTGGAGTTCGATATCTTGAGGACAAGGCATTAGTCGACCGCTTCGGCATCATTCAAAAGCCTGTGGAGTGGCAGGACGTGAATCAGCCTTTAATCCTGAAGGCCAAGGGCCAAGAGTACTTAAACCAGCAGCGTATTGGCTTGTTGTCCTGGACGGTGTCCGTAATGGACATCTCCGCCCTAGACCCGGCTTATCAATCGTTTAAACTCGGCAACACCTATCCAATTATCGACCCCTATTTGAATGCGACCGAAAGGCTTCAAGTCACCGACCAGAAGCTCAACGTAGTTCGGCCGCATACAATGACGCTTCAAATTGGGACCCAAAATCAAACTCTTTCGCAGTTTCAGCTGGATTACCAGGCCGCCATGACCTTTGTCAAAGAGCAGCGCGCCCTGACCAGTCAATCACTAGCGGATATGAAATCGCAGTTGTCCACCTTGAACGCAATCAAGGACAAATTGCCAGAGCAGCAGTCCCAAATTGATGACCTGGTCAGGAGAATTAATGAGCTTGAGGGCAACTCAGGTTATTACGAGGGTTCCATTATCGATGTGAGCTACTACCAGAAGGATATTGATTGGGTCGCTGTTCAGAAGGCTAAGTTGGCCCTAGCTATTGTCAGAGTGCAGGACGGTTCTAGCTTTGAAGATCCTAAACATGTCACCTATTTGACAGATATTAACAACCTGGGCATCAACTATGCGGTGTATGCCTTCTTCAGGGCGGTCTCGACTGCAGATGCAGCCACTGAGGCAACCGACTTCTTCAACCGAACGCAGCAAACTGCCATCAAGGGCAGACAACCACGCTTCTACGCAATCGATGTTGAGGCTGAGACGATGAGTGACATGCGAAGCGGTGTCGCCGCATACATGGACCAGTTAAATAAGCTAGGCGTCCCAGATAGTCGCATTGTGATCTATGTTGGTCAATATACCCAGGCTGATTGGAACTTGAACACAGCTCGTGCAGGCGCCCTATGGGTACCGGCATACGGTACTGATGATGGTACGGTCCAGGTAAGCCATCGGCCACCACTGGGGCAAGACCTATGGCAATACACCAGCAAAGGAACAATCGCTGGCATCACTGGAAACGTAGATATGAGTACCGAGCCAAGTGCAAAGTTCAAGTCAGCGTTTTTATCGAAATGAGGTGAGTAAATGGCAGACAAAGATTTTTTCGATACAACTCCGGATGGTGAGGACGGACTTAGCCAATACCGTGATCCGACCCACATTCCGAATCAAAATGAGATCAAAAAGGACATTGACACAGGCGATGAGGACCCTAAGGCCAATACGCTAAGCGGCTGGATACGCACCAAACAATGGGGCGTGGATGTACGTGAAGCGCTTGGCCTTTTCGTTGACTGGATTAGTGTCAAATTCAATGCGCTTGCTGCTGATTTCAAGACAGTACAAAAGCGACAGGATGATACCGAAAAGCGGACTAGCGATGTCGAGCAACGCCAAACCACAACCGAGGCCAATGTCACAGCCACGCTGAAGGACATGACCGACAAGGCTGCGAAGACTGGCGAAGGCTACGGCCCTGAGGTATTCGATGCCAGGCACAGTGACATCTACAGTAAGGACTACGACACCGTGGGTGAGCATATCCGCGCTATTGAGGCCGCCATCGCACCATACGTGGCCAACACGAGTACTACCGCAACGATTCCTGTTAACCTTGGCCGTCAGGTGCCAATCAGCGTCTCATACTATGAGTATGCGCTGGGCACTGAGCCAGACGGCCTAGGCACCGGCCCGTATGGACTGGGCGGCAGTGAGCCGCAGGACGTGTCAGCAATCGATGTCACGTGGACTGACAACAACACCGCTCAAGTAGCGCTGCCCGTCACGTACAAGGATGTGGTGGCAACTGGCACACTGAAAGCAATGGCTAATGGCAGCAGCTGGACGTTGACCGCCGGGTACAAGACACTACGCTTCGTCGCTGACGCGTAGCGGAAAGGATGATATAGATGGCAGATTTAGAACTAATCAAAATTGAAAACGGCATGGCAAACGGTGGCACCGCGATTGGCGCTAACTTCGACTCGGTCGCCGCAGCAGTCAACGCGACCAACAGTCTGGCAGCCACAAGCAAACTGCTGTGGTCCAAAGGGGTCACCAACGGCTCAATCTTCAACAACGGGTTTGTCAACTTCTCGCGGCACGGCTCACTCGTCACGATCAACGGTCTTTTCTCCGTGGCGAGGTCCTTTGCGGCCAAAGAAGTGATTGGCCAGATTAACGATGGCTTCAAACCGGAAGACGGTAAAGCCTATGTCCAGACATCTCTGGGCATCGCGACAATCGACAGCCAGGGACTGCACACACCAGCAGCAATCGACTCTGGTGGCTACCTAACAATCGGCGGCGCTTATGCCACTAACGACGACATGCCTGAATAAACAGGAGGTACACACATGCTTATTAAGCTCAAGATTGACCAGTCCGGCGAGATCATCGCCCACGGCTGGGCAAACCCAACCCAGCGTAAGGCTGGCGATACCACAGCGGACGGCTTCACCATCTACGACCTAGCAGACGAAGAATCGGCCAAAATCGTGATTGGCCACAGCAAACTGGCTGGCGGCACGGTGACGGTCGATGCTGACTATGTGGCACCGGCTGAACCAGAACCGGTGGCGCCGCAGCCAAGCGCACAAGACCAAATCAACGCCACCCTGCTCAAGCAGACGGCGCAGAACGCGGCCGCTAACGCCGCTATCATGAAGCAGTTAGCAACTATCACGGCGGCTGAAACCACTAAGGGGGCAGAATAACATGGCTGATGCAATCAAGACGTACTACGCGATGGGACTATACACGGCGGCCGACTTGCCGCTCTTCGTGTCCGTGGGCTACATCACTCAAGCCGAGGCTGACGCACTGACACAGGCATAGCGTCGGATTATTAATCTAATCGGAAAAGAGGTGAGGAAAAATGTTAGCACGAATTTGGACGGGGTTAAAAGAGCACCCGCTACACGATATCATCGCGCTTGCCTTGATTGGTATCGGTGTCAATATGGCTCTGGTGCCACAGCCGTTCGTCTGGCCGCCATACGTGCGGGACATCGCGAACGATCATGGTTTCGACTATGCTTTCGTAGTTGTTGGCATTGTGATGTTGTTATGGGTGGTGAGCAAATCACACCACGAAGAATGGGATGCCGCTACGCTCGCGCTGGCGGCTTTTTTAATGGGCACATTGGCCGTCTATCAGTTTCTGCACGTCACGCACAACGGTGGTTTCATGCCATGGGTGCAGGATGCGGCAATACTCGCACTGATCATCACCCTCGCAGTCAGGAGTGACGCGGATGACGTGGACTGACTGGCATCAACTAATCAAAGACGTGACGGACTTTGTCAAAGCGGTGGCTCCAATTGCGGTGGCATACATCACTTACCACTGGCGCAAGAAGCCAAGCGCAGCTCAACGCAAAAAGAAAGAGGTATCTAAAAATGGAAAATGAATTGTTGCAACTAACCGTTATCGCGGTCGTGCTGGCGCCCATCACGGCGGCCCTTGTACAGGCAATCAAGACGGCAACGGGGCTAGACGCGAAGAAGAATACGCTGGTGAGCCTGCTTATCGGCATCGTGTTAGCCGGCCTGTGGGCGCTGACCTTTGGCCACGTAGACCAGATTGGCCCGTATCTGATGGCGGGTTTGCTGTCTGGTCTATCGGCATCAGGCCTGTATGATCTCGCCAAGAAAACGGAGGCAAAGTAATGACATCAGCAAATCAGGTTCTGACTGAGGCCCGCAAGTATCTCGGCATTAGAGTTGGCTCGGCTGGCCATCATAACATTGTGGACACGTACAACGCGCACAAGCCGCTGGCACTGGGATACAAAGTACGCTACACCGATAACTGGTGTGACACCTTCGTCAGCTTCGTTATGATTAAGCTGGGCGCTACGGCGCTCACTAACACCGAGTGCGGAGTACAGCGTCATGTAGCCTTGTTCTCCAAGCTTGGTATCTGGATCGAGGACGGTACCATCACACCGAAGCCTGGCGACATCATCGTCTACAACTGGGACGACACCAGCCAGCCAAACGACGGCTTCGCTGACCACATCGGCTTCGTCGAGAGCGTATCAGGCCGCACAATCACCACTATCGAGGGCAACAAGAGCATTCCGGGGACCGTAGCGCGCCGTCAAATCAGCGTGGGTAACGGTGTGATCCGTGGCTATGCGCGGCCCCGTTATGCTGGTTCATCTGCATCAGCTTCGAGCGTGGTTGAAAGTGCTGGCGCAATCAGCGCATCGGCCGCAAAGCTGACCGTTGACGGCTACTGGGGGCCACAGCTCACCCGGGCACTCCAGCGCCTGTATGGCACCACCGTGGATGGCATCGTGTCCAGTCAGTACAACTGGCACAACGCCGGCTTGACTGGTGGCTGGGAGTTTGTCGGCAAACCGGTGGGCAGTCTGCTCATCGCGGCGATCCAGCGCGCACTGGGCGTCAAGGCGGACGGCATTCTCGGCCCGGACACCATCAAGGCGATGCAGCGCAAAGCTGGCACGCCAGTCGATGGGAAGATTAGCGCACAGTCACTGCTTGTCATGTACATGCAGCGCTGCGCCAATGCAGGCACACTTCCTTTCTGATATTTAAAGGGGTCGATTTCGACCCCTTTGGAATTAGCCTCGCTCCTTCGGGGGTGGGGCTTTTTTTGTTCTGAAAGTTGACAAAACGTTTGCTAAAAGGCAAAGTCTTTACATGCACCGGCGCACGTAATTTTTGCCTAACTCCTTCGGGAGTGAAGCTTTTTGTTTTACAAAAATGGCAAGAAGATGTAAAACTGTGAAAATGACGTATAAACGTTGCTAAAACGGCGTTAATAACCTCACTCGCTTCGGCGGGTGGGGCTATTTTTTAATGCTTGCCTACGATTTGCCAACGCGAATTGGCGTGGATATAAATGTACATCAATCAAATTAAATGAACATCAACATTTCGGTGCTGATAGCGGCAATTTAAACAATGTATATAATAGAAAGAAACACACATAATCAGAATCAAAAACGGGGTGAGATAAGAAGCGTTTATGAGTATTTTGAATATGAACAGCGAGGACACCAAAGGTAAGTAACGATGTTCGCTCGCTATAACGCGAACACCCCGTACCTAGTCGCCTGATTGTAGGCGCTGGGTACGGGGTGTTTAGTTTCCCGTGGCCTCAAGTTGCTAGTGCTGATGGCCTCTGTTAATGGCTATGGTAAACCTGTTTATCTGGCATAAACTGCAAACTAGAATTAGTTGCGGCGCCGATCGCCGGCAACACCGAATCCGAGCAGGGCAAGCATGGCCACACCGAGGCCGACCAGCATGCTGTTAGCTTCGTCGCCGGTTTGCGGGAGGGTGGCGGTTCCAGTGGCGGTTGTCACGGCGGCGTTCGTAATCGCGGTTACCTTGCCAGATTTGCTGCTATCAGCAGTCAGCTTGACGATTAATTTTTGGCCGCTCTTTTTAGGCGTCGCAGTAACAGGCTTTTTCACAATCGGGGCCACGTATTTGTTGGCCTTGATCCGTTTGAGCAGGGCCTTGGCGTCGTTGACGGGTACTTCAGCCACGGCCAGTTCGGCATTTGCCTTGGCGAGTGCGGTCTTGGCAGTGGTCAAGGCCGTTTCGGCGCCGGCAGCAGCAGCTTCTAGGTCATGCAGTGAAGCAGTGAGCTGGTCAATCGTCTTTTGGGCTGCCTCAGCCTTGGCCTGGGCGTCCGCAATCTGACCGGCAAGCTCTGTGCGTTTGGTGGCATTGGCATCGAGGGTTTCAAGCGTCTTTTGCGCTTCTGTTAACTTATCGGTCTCGGTCGCCAGGTCGGCCTTTGCGGTGTCGAGAGCGTTTTGCGCGGAGGTCTGTGTACCTTGGGCTTCAGTCAGTTTGGCCTCAGCGGCTGCACGCGCTGCGTCGGCTTCCGCTCGTTTGTCGGCAAGTGATGCCGCGGCAGAGGATTTGGCTGCGGACAGTGCGGCGGTGAGGTCGGCGGTCTTAGCTTGAGCAGCAGCGAGCGCGGATTGCGTTTCCGCTAGTGTGGCTTTCGCGTTGGCTAGATTGGTTGCTGCAGTTTTGGCTGCGTCCTGGTCTTTGGCTAAAGCAGCTTTAGCCGCATTCACTTTGGAGGCATCAGCAGGGGCGGTCTTGGTATAGACGAACGTGCGAAGCTGAATGCCCTTGAGGGACTGAAGGTAGGCGGTGTCCTCCATCAGGTCTAGGTACTCGCCATATGCCACGATGGAATCATGATAACTCGGAAAGTCCTCGACCGGTTTTGAATCGCCATCCATAGCAACGGCGTTATCGTCGCCCCAGAAGCCGATTGATACAAGAAGTGGATCAACTAGGTTGAAGCGGTGACCGTAGTGATCAGCACCAGAGTTCTTATCATACACGTTGTACTGCTCGTCAAACCACTCCATGAGGACCGCATAGGCATATTCTTTGTCGGACTTCGGGCCTTCTCCCCATCTGATGAGCGACATGTCCAAATTTTCTGATCGCATGCTATCCGCGCCGTCGTGACTCAACCAGTCTTTGGGCTGGGCTGCAACGCGTGTCTTTGCGTAAGCAGTTGTTTCGCTGTTTAGCCCAACGGCGGCAAGCCCATTATTCTCGCGCAACTCATTTAGGTACTCGACAAAGTAATTTCCAATCGCATCCCAATCGGGGGTGTAGTTACTTTCCTCGGTGATGGTCTCGGTGACCACACCACTAGGTAGGGTGGAATCAGGCCAGTCTTTTTGACTGTAGGAAACTGTGTCAGTGACCGTTTGACTGCCTTTTTCAGCATTCGAGAGGGCAGTTTCAGCAGCAGTTACATTATCATCAGCTTTATCTTTCGCTGTGGAAGCGGAAGCGACTGTCTGTTGGTCGGTTGCTTCTTTCGCAGTCAGGTCAGAGATTTCAGTGGCATCGTCGTCGACCGCTTTCTGCGCGCTTTGAACACCAGCATCCTCAGAAGTGACGTTATCAGCGGCTGCCTGGGCGTTCTTAACCTCAGCCTCGGCTGCAGAAACTGTTTGTTCAGCCTCGTTCGCAGTGGTTTGCGCGTCGTCAACAACACGTTGCGCTTTGGCTTGATCAGTCTGCGCATCAGAAACAGCTTGCTGGGCCGCGGTGACTGCAGCGTCATCAGCGGCTGGCGGCAGTTGATTGAGCTGCTCTTGCGCGTTTTGGGCATCGTTATCGGCTTGGGTCTTGTCAGTCTGGGCCTGGCTTAGATCTGCGTTGGTGTCAGTCACCGCTTGATCAGCGTTGGCTTTAGTTGTCTCGGCGTCGTTTTCCGCGTTCTGGGCGGCGCTGGCGGCATCAACTGCCGGCTCGGCAGCAGCTTCGGCGGCGGTGACATCTGCCACTCCAGCGGCGACGTTTTCGTCATATTCGGTTTGAGAGGTGGGTTTATCGGTGGCCATCGCCTCAGTGGCTTGTTTGTCGGTGGCCTTCGCCGGTTGGTCGGCCGTTTCAGTGGCAGGGGTGACTGTAGGCTCCTCGCTCGTCGTGGCGTGGGTTACCGTAGTTTGAGCAGAGAAGGTCAACAAGGCAGCGGCAGCTGCGGTGGTAATGAGCGGGTGTTTTTTCAT